ATCCAAAATTATCTATTAGTTTAGGGACTGCTAATATGTCTGATTTTTCAGTTGGATCACCTTCTACACTTTTAGGTCAATTAACTTCTTTCGCTGCTGTTATTTCTGCTCAAAATGTCCCCATATTACATGAATTATACAAATCCACACTCGGCCAAGGACTCGGACTACCATGAGAACTCCCATGCCACGCTACCGAGCAACCGAACTCCGAGACAATAGCCTTCCGTGGTTTTGTTGGGACACGACCACAGGAAGCCGCACACGCCCGATGGAATGGGGCGTCACGCTTGTGCCAACGCCGAACGACCTCGAAAACCCGACCGAGTGGACATGGAGCGCGATGCTGCCGGAAGGAACGCAACTGCCAGCATGGATTCAAAAACAATAATTATGCCAATCGAATCAAAAGAATGTTTTAGTAGCCTGACAATTGATGGTCAGCTTTACGAAATTTACCAAGCCGCTCAAGGTGGCGGAGGTGGCGGAGGCGGGTTCCCGACTGGAACCGGCGTGGTTAAAGTAGTCGGCGGAGTAGTCCAAAGTCCCGCTACTACGATTGTAAACGCCGATATATCGGCTACCGCCGCAATCGACCAAAGCAAAATTTCAAATCTTGTGACTGACCTTGCATCAAAAGCCTCAATTACAGACTCAATTGTAAACGCACTTATTTTTGGATAAATTATGAAATCATTCATCGCACCAACATACACATTCACGCCCGGAGCCTCTGGAGTCGGGACGGTTAACCTTTCTGGTATTACTGGATTCAATATCAAATACCTTGTTGCTATCATAAACCAAACTCGCGGAGTTATTATCTACTCCACGGCAAATGCAAATTTGCGGTTTACAAATGTAACTGGAACTACAGTTACTTTGTTTGCAGATACGACAGGACAAAGTTCCGGTGATGTGCTACAAGTTATTTACGAAGATCAAACTGGCACACCGATTTCCGACACAGCTCCCCAAACATTGTCTGCAACTCCAGTCCGCCAAGTCGGGCAGATGACGGATGGGGCAGGATTTGGCGCAGTAGGTGCGAGTGTTTTAGATCCGTATTTTAACGCGCCGATTGTGGGAACTGGCGTCACATACAATCAAGGATCGGGGTCGCTTAACATTGTCGCAGGGACGACCACAAATTCCGAGTTTTTAGCGCGGTCAGTTAAATCTTATCACGGGTCGATGAAGATGAGATTTGGAATTATAGCCTCTCAGCGTATTGTAAACAACAACCTCGCCGTGATGCTTGCAGACCTCATTGGCGAGGGGTTGGCATATACAATTAACTCGGCAACATCGGTCACTGTTGCGATTCCGAGTCACACATTTAATGCAACAAATGTCGGGCAGTTTATTCAATTTGGAGGCATTACAGGCTCGGCAGCAATACCCGGACGCTACGCCATCGCCTCGGTGGTGGCAGGCGTTTCGATCACCCTTACGGTGGCGGGCTTCCCTGCCTCGGGAAGCGGAACCTGCACACTCTTTGGCCGCAACTACATCCGCAATTTGGTTACTGGCGTAACAGCTACAGCGATAAATGTGGACGCGCAACGCAATGGGTGGGCGACTGGCGACACTGCTGCCGTAATAAACACAACTGCTGTCCCTGGAACACTAGTTCAAGTCGAAGCAACTGGGCGCGAGGTCTTTTGGAGTGACACGCTGCGAGCCTCGTCAGGCGCGCCAGCAGCAACTACTAGGGCCAGCCGTTACGAAAACATTCCAGACGCAGAAATTGAATTGTATGTATTTGTTTGGAGTTTCAACGGCACAACGGCTCCCGCGTCCTCGACTACGTGGACATTGGGTTCGATCTCCGTCGAGTCTTTTCCAAACAACTCAGTTTATTTGCAGGGGATGCGATCAATGGGTTCGGCAAATGCGCTGCCTGTCCTGCCCGCAGGTGGAACAGTAACAACATTAATAACGTGCGCCTCCGTTGCGTCGGCCAACCTTGCCATTCCAGGAATTGTTGCGGATGCTACGTCGACTACCATCTCTACCACGCAAAACACAACACCTGCAACCTCGCCCACGTTTGGCTGTAGCTACATTGTTAATATCCCTGTAACTGGGGTGAGCGGGACATCTCCGACACTGGATTTTGACATTGAGGAATCGGACGACACGTCAACAAACTGGGTTAAAGTTTATTCGTTCCCGCGCATCACTGCAACTGGAATTTATCGCAGTCCAAAATTGCCATTTAACGGCAACCGAATTCGATACGCGCAAACGCTTGGCGGCACAGGCCCAAATTTCACACGCGCAATCAATAGGTTGCAATGTTCGGATTCGGTTACCTCCATCCGTCAACTCATTGACCGATCAATCGTATTGACAACGCTGAACAGCACGACACCAAACTTAATTGCGCAAAACTGCCAACGCGCTCAGTTGGTCATCAGCATTGGCGCGGCGACTACACCACCCTCATTGCAACTTGAGGGGAGTGATGACAATGGGCTAACTTGGTATGCAATCGGCAGTCCACTCGCGGCAGTTGCAAGCAGCACAGTGCAGGCCACCGTTGCAAATGTGAACTCGCAGCTTATACGAGCAAGGGTGTCAGTTGCAGGTTCGACCGTGACTGCTGGATATGTTCTTATCAAAGGGTTTTAATTTATGAAAAAAACAGGACAAGTATATTTTTTTAATGACAAAGAAGAATTGTTTCTGGCACAATCTTTCGAAGATGTAAATCATGTAGTCACAACGGCTCATATTAAAATTGAAACTGAGGAAGATTTAGATAGATACCCAGAAGCAGCAGAATTTTTGAAACTCAAAAAACATGGACACGCCATCATTTAATGCTTGTGCTGCCGGAATACTTGCCACGGCGACTTCGGTTGGAATATCCATGCTTCCAGAAGTGGAGGCTTGGTTAAGAATAGCTTCCTTGCTGGTAGGTATTGCTGTAGGAATCGGATCACTTGCTGTTATAGTGAGAAACTGGAATAAAAATAAATGAATCCTAAACAAATTGCCCTTGGAATGATTTTGGTATCATTCGGATTTCTTGCAATTGCATTCTTGACAAGTTGCACTACACTTGGAGTATCTTTACAAACAGACTACGGAAGGCTCACTTACGAGCTTCCGGAACCAAAAGGAACAAAGAAATGAAAATCGTAGAAACATTGTTAGAGAAGTTAAGTGAAAATTCGACTTGGCGCGGCTTGATTCTGATTGCTACGGCAGTTGGAGTTAAGCTCGAACCGGAGCTTCAAGAAGCAATTCTTATAGCTGGACTGGGATTAGTTGGTTTAATCAATGTAATCCGAAAGGGTTGAGTATGGTTCCAAGCTCACGACCACAGCAAGCGAAGGAAAAAACCCTTGCTATGGTAATTAAAGCGAGGATTGAAGATAGAGTTGCTTTGGTGGGGATACGAGGGTATTACGCCGATTCAATGGGAGTAAAAGGAAAAAACGACCGAAATTTATATGATGATGCCATTATCCTACTATCACCATCGTGCCATGCTACTTTTAACGCTAATACTGATCCGTCGATTTTTAAAAAAGGCATTGCTTCATTATTACCGGGCGTTCATCGCTACAAGAAAGGTAAGCATGGAATTAGTAAACCGGGTGGCGGGTATCCGGCACTTAGACCTGCTACGCCAAATGAGACTCTTCCCGTCTTTAGAGACTCTGAGGGTGAGTCGCTTGGGATCGCGATTAATATCCACAAAGGGGGATATAATACAACCTGATCGCTTGGTTGCCAAACTATCTATCCCGCCCAATGGGAAGGATTCATCAACCTCGTCTATTCAGAAATGAGTAGATACAACCAAAAAACGATTCCATATCTATTAACAGAATTATCGTAAACGATAAAATATGAAAAAATCAAAGTGGAATTTCAAACAAGTAAGTAGAAATGTTCACGTTATTGAAATGCACCTCCCAAGGGTGGGAGATGAACAATGGGTTTTGCTTCAGAGTGATGTCCACTGGGACAACCCCAAGTGTGATAGAGCAAAATTTAAAAAGCATTTGGATTTAGCCTTGGCTCGAAATGCCCCTGTAATTGATGCAGGGGATTTTTTTTGTGCAATGCAAGGCAAGTATGACAAGAGAAGTAGCAAAAAAGATTTGCGCCCAGAACACGCGACTGGAAATTATTTAGATTCGCTAGTTGAAACGGCAGCAAAGTATCTTGAGCCATACAAAAAAATACTCACTGTAAGAGCGGCGGGAAATCATGAGAGTTCAATTCAAAAAAACTGCGAAACTGATCTTGGTGAAAGATTAGTTGAAAGACTGAGAAGCAGTGGTGGGATAGCTCGCAGAGGTGGGTATTCTGGGTTTGTTAGATTTTCAATTTATGGTAATAAAACAAATGAAAAGTTGGCTTCAACTCAAGGATACAAACTTTGGTATTTCCATGGGAGCGGCGGGGGAGGGCCTGTAACCCGAGGGGTTATACAAACAAATAGGCAAGCAGTGTATGTTGCTGATGCTGATTTTGTTGTATCGGGTCACACACACGACTCTTGGACAGTTCCGATTCAGCGAATCAAATTGAATCAAAAAGATATTATTGAACAATTCAGACAAACTCATATCAAAACAGGAGGATACAAAGAAGAGTTCGTGGATGGATATGGTGGGTGGCATGTTGAGCGCGGTGGCCCT